GCCTTCGACCTTGTCGCCGATGTCGTCGAACTTGGCGAAGCTGCCGCCGCCGGCGATGTCCTCATACTGGGTGGTCACTGGTTGTTGTCCTTGTCTGTTGTTGTTGGTGTTGGGATCAGTTGCCGGCGAACAGGTCGGGGGCGTTGGCGACGTTCTCAGCGGCGCGCAGGTTGGAGGCAGCGGTCTGCCAGTAGGACGGCTTCAACTCGCACCCGACGAAACGGCGGCCCTGGCGCAGCGCGACGACACCCTCGGAGCCGATGCCGGCGAACGGGGACAAGACAAGTTCGCCTCGGTTAGACCACAGCCGCAGCGTCCGTTCGATCAGATCGAGTTGCAGCGGGCAGATGTGGCGTTCGTCGGCCGACTCTCGAGCCACCGACGTGTTGAGCGTGTTCGTTTCCTTGATGTCGAACCAGCAGGCGCCGAACGGCCCGGCCTCGATGGCGTCGTCCACCACGTCTCCGTCGGTGTCCCATATCGGTGACGCCCACTTAATCCAGTCGTCACGGGTGCACTCGGGGTGAACGGGCGTCTCACTGTCGCCCGGCTTGCGGAAGATCAGCAGGTAGTCGGCGAGCGCCGGTCGGGATCTCGATGAATCGTTCTCGAGGTTGGTGAACGACAGCGCAGCGACCTTCTTGACGATCTGCTGTGACTGTGGATTTTTCCAGATCGTGACTTCGCCGTAGAAGATGTATCCGGCGTCCTGGTGAGCCCGGATCAGATCGCCACGGAAGTCTGACAGGCCGATGAATCCGTCCCGCCACTTCTGCGTGGCAAGCTGCTGGCAGTGCACGGCGATAATCCGGCCCGGCTTCACGATGCGCAGCACCTCGTCGAGGATGAAGCGGTAGTGCTCGGCGAACTCGTCCATGCTGCGGCTGTTGCCGAGGTCGCGGTCTGATGGGGAGTAGGTGTAGAGCGACGCGAACGGCGGCGAGTAGACGCCGATGTCTGCGCTGTTGTCGGGTAGTTCGGCGAGACGTTCGCACGAGTCGCCAAGCATCAGCCGCCAGCCTTCTCCGGTGGCGTCGTCGGTGACGTATGGCTGAGCGATGCTCATACCAGTTCCTTCCTGTTGCGTTGTAGTGCGGTCACGAGTTGTTCGGTCATGTCGGTGGCAGCGCGTTCCTTGCGCTTGACGTTCTGGACGATGTCGGCTTCGAGTTCGGACACGACAACCCACACATCGACGGGCTTTGTCTGGCCGAACCGCCATGACCGACGGATCGCCTGGTAATACGCTTCGTAGCTGTCGCCGATCCCGACGAACACCTGGTCGGCGGCGTGTTGCAGGTTGAGTCCGAACCCGGCGATCGACGGTTTCGACACCAGCACCCTGATGTCGCCGGCAAGGAATCCTTCGATGATCTCGACCTTGCGGTCGGGGTCGAGTGTGCCGTGCAGGTTCGCGGCGCCGTCAACGGCGGCTGTTACCCGGTCGGCTTCGTCGTTGAGTCCGCACCATGCAATCGCTGGGCGATCGTGGTTGAGTAGTTCGGCGCACCGTTCGACCCTGGCGGCGACCGTCGCCTTGCGGACCTTTGCACGTCCACCAACTCCGCCAATGGCGGTTGCGAACAGTTGCCCCTGGGGAGCATCGACACCGCCGACCACTTCGCCGTGGATGCGGAGTTCGGGGAGTTGGTATTGGATGTCGTCGGCGGGGTTGCCGGTGATGTCCGACGGTCGGCGGGCGGCGAGCGCCCATGACGCCATCCATTCGTACATGGCGGGGCCGGCGTGCCCCTTGAGCCGCCATCCTTCGTCGTCGTGGACGAAGTAGGCGGCGAGCATCTCGACCCGTGACATCGCCCCGAGGAACTCGGCATGGTTTGCCAGTTCGGTGTGGTCGTTCGGTGCCGGTGTCGCGGTACATGCGAGCCGGTAGGGGACGGTGCCCCACCGTTCGATAAGCGCAGTGCGGGTGCGACCCTCGTGGTTCTTCAGAATGGACGACTCATCCAGCACAACAGCGGCGAAGTGCGCCGGGTTGAACTGGTGCTGCATCTCGTAATTCGTCACGTAGATGCCGGGGCCGTTCAGGTCCGACTGATGGCGCACGTATGCCACCGGCAGTCCGATCGCTTCGCCCTCACGGATCGTCTGCCGGGCAATCGACAGGGGGCACACGATGAGCGCTCGGCCATCGCGGCGCATTGCGTCGGCCCACGCGAGCTGGATGCGTGTCTTTCCTAGCCCGGTGTCGAGGAACGTGGCGGCGCGCCCTCGGGATGCAGCCCATCGGACAGCTTCGGCCTGGTGAGGGAACAGTGACGGGTCGACGTAGTCGAGTTCGATGCCGACAGCAGGAACACGCTCGGCCTTTCGGGTGAGGAAGTCGGCGTAGCTCATTTGTTGTCTCCTGCCATGTCCCAGATGGCGATGGCTTGGTCGGTGGTGAGGGCGCCGAACAGGGCGCCGACAGAGAAGCGGTGGGCGTTGTCGCCGCAGTACGTCTCGAGCAGGGCTCGGACAGCGGCGTCGGGGTCGTCGGCGGTGAGGTCCACGAGGGCGGTGGCGGCGATGGCGGCGCGGCCGATGGCCCACACCCGCATCGGTGTCGACCCTGCTGGTCCGAGCCCGGTGCGCCACGGCACGTCGGCGGTGTTGGCGTCTCGTTGCCACAGTTGCGCCCTGGCGATCCTCGCCCGCACATCAGCGTCGGGTGAGGTCTGCATCTCGCCGGCGAGCCGCTTGAGTTCGGCGACGTACTCGTCGGGTGCGGGTCCGTCGTCGTCCGGTGCCGGTGTGAGTCGTGGTGGCGGTGTGCGGTCGGCGGTGATGGCGTCGTCGAAGCGTGCGGCGAGGTCGGCGGCGATGGATGGGCGGGGGTCGCCGAACGGGAGGTCGTTCTTTGCTTCAAGCGCGTCGAGGGCGATGCAGATGACGTCGATGTCACCCGCATCCCAGGTGGCGGTGCCTGCCTTGATGTCGCCGGGGCGGGCGATGTCGACCGGCCACACCTGAGCGACGTGCTGCTTGGAGGTGGCTGCGACGAGGCTGGTGGTTCGGTTGATGAGCCACGCCACGTCGGCCTGGTGGTGGATGGCTGACTCGGGGGACGAGGAGACGGTGCCCCCCGAGTCAGTGACGGGGGCGGCGACGGTCGGTTGGTTGTCCTCCACAGACCCAACCACTTCCACCGTGCCAGCAGTAGACGTTGCGTCGCCGCCCTCGAACTTGGTCAACAGATCCCGGCGCTTCCGCATCTGACGGATGGCGACCGCCAGGTCGACGAACTGTGCGCTCAGCGTCAACCAGTAGAGGTCGGCGTGACCGGAGCCCGGTTCGCAGTGGATGATGACGCCACGGTCACGGGACACGTCGGGCATCGACACCAGCCGGTCGTCGCGTCCGTCGGCGTCGGCGCCGTGGACGTAGAACGCGTCGGCCATCGAATACACCGACAGCTGGGTCGCCCATCCCAAGGTTCCGTAGGCAACTGATGCGCCGGTCTTGAGGTCGCCGATGTAGTAGAGCCCTGTCGACCGTTCACGAAGGATGAGGTCGGGTGTGCCGGCGCAGCCGATGGCGTAGATGGCGACCATCTGTTCGGAGTGTTCGGTGACGATGTCGAACCCGGCGGCGTCGATCGCTGCGAGGATGGCGTCGACATCGGCGGCGTACGCGTCGGGCACCTCGTAGGTCGGGTCGATCGTCTTGCGCTCGAAGAACTTGTGGACAGCAGTCCCGAGTTCTCTGCGCTGATTAGCCCCGCCGAGTTCCTTCGCCTTCTCAACCAGTGCGTCGAGAGCTTTGCGGTCGTCGCTGTCCGTCGCCTGGGTGGAGGCGATGATGTCGGGCCGGGAAGCTGCACCGATGAGCGTCATGCGACAGGCCCACCCGGTCAGGCTGTCGGTCGACTCCGCAGCCTTCGACAGTGTCGTGACCCGCTGTAGCCCGATGCGCTTGGGGAGCTTGTCGGACAGCAGGACGGTGCCGTCAGGGCCGAACGCTTCCTTAGGGAGGAGTTGGGGTCGGCCCCATCTGTCGCGAGGTACGACCACCTGTTCGATGTCGATGAGGGTCACCCCTGCACCTCGAGCTGCTGCTGGTTGCGGCGGGCCAGGAGCTGGGTGGTGGTCAGCACCTGTTCGACGACGGTGGGGCGTCGTTCGGAGATGAGCCGCTGGGGGACGGTGGTGCCGAGGGTGGCGAGCCCGAAGTCTCGGCGCACGTTCGGGAACGTTGTCTCGGGGGACAGGATCTCGATGTCGGCTGCGGTGGCGCCGTCGAGGATGATGTCGAGGTCGGTGGTGTCGTTCATGCTGCCGCCGTGGATGAACACTGCGACTTCGCCGTGTCGTGGGTGTGCGTCGAGGTGGTCGGCGATGGCTCGCAGGCTGTCGCCGGGGGTCAGGTCGGACACGTTGTCTCCTATGCGGGTGTGGGTGGTGTGCGGGGTTGCCGTCGGCGCTCAACCCCACGGGGGAGAGGAGGGTGTGGGGGAGCGCCGACGACGAGCTAGGGCTTGCGGCGTGGGTGTGGCGGCGTGTTGTGCGGCCAGGAGGGGTGCTGGCGGCGTGCCCGCTGCTCACCCTTCGGGGCAGTAGCGAGCGCGAAGATCAACGTGCCGATGCCGAACAGGACAGCGATCGACATGGCGAGGTACACGCCGGGGGTCACCGATCCACCTCGTCGTCCTTTGGGACGTAGGTGACTGCGAACGTCGTCCACTTCTCGCTCGGGTAGCCGTCGACCTTGTCGGCAAGGAACCGCCAGCCGGTGTCGAGCTTGATGCAGTCGCCGTCGCGACGGCTGGTGACGATCGACCCGACGGGCAGGGCGTCGAACTCTGCGGGGGTCACCGATCCACCTCGTCGTCCTCGCGGTACGGGAAGCGGTATTCGGCGAGGTCGTCGTCGTGGTCGAGCCACGCGGCGATCAGCCACACCGATGCGAACCAGGCGGCGACACAGATCGCCATCCACAGCCACCACGTCCCGCCGGTCACAGCGTCACGCCGATCGTGTAGGCGAGCCACCAGCCGAGCCCGAACCCCAGCACCGCGGCCATCAGGTAGATGACGATGCGTTCTGAAGCCTTCATGTTGTCTCCTCTCGACCTGTCGGCGTCTCCAAGCCGGTCGGTCTGTGCCGTGCATCATTGGCAGCAGCTGTGTCGGATGTCAAGAAAAAGTTTCGGGCGGTGAACGCGAACAACCCCCCACACCCGAAGGTGCAGGGGGTCGTTCGTCGTGTGCCCTGTCGGGGGAACGTGAGTTTCTATCCGGCGAGGTGGACGGCGCCGTCGACAAAGATGCCGGACCCGGCCACACCCACCGCAGTCCTGATGGTCGTGATCCACGACGAGAAACTGGCGTCGTTCGATGAGTGGATGTTGTAGATGTTGCCGCGCACGACGACCGGGCGGTCACCGATGCCGAAGTTGCCTGACCCCGTAGTGTTCGCCTGGTCAATCGCAGTGAGCGTGGCGCCGTCCCACTCGACCGGATCAGAGTTCGACTGGCCGTTGAACCAGTACGCTTTGCCGTTGCCGCCGAGCACTCCACCCATCGAGGATCGGACAGCGGCGACACTTGTGCGGGTAGCCGTGTTTGCTGTCGGGTCGATCGTGCAGACGAAGTCGCTCGTTGTGGCTTCGGACCCGATGTAGGCGATCGTCGCGTCCGGCATGGTGACCATCGGAGGATTTCCGTAGGTCAACATCAGCCCGCCAGAGTTGCCGGTGTTGGTGTCGGACGACCCCCCGGTCCACGACACTTCGCGCAGGAACGGGCTGGAGATCGACGGGTCGTAGTAAAGGAACCTGTTGACCGAGCTGGATGTGCCGGCGTCGGGCACATAGACCCGTTTCGATGCGGCGTGGTAGATCGGTTGCCCGAGCCCGTCCGATGAGAACCCGAACGCGGGCGACGACACCAGCCCAGACTTGGCGTCGGTCGACAGCAGGATCGACCCGGCGTACTGGCCCGAGATGTTCGACCCGGCCATCGACGTGAACAGACGCTCAACGCCACCCGAGTCGACGTGGACTGCTGCGCCGCCGGACACCCATGACGGGTTACCTGTCGCGATGATCGCAGCGGTGAACCCGGAACAGGTGATCTTGAGCACGTCGGAGCTGTTACCGGTGCCTGCGGTGCCGCCACCTGGCATGGCGTAGACGTAGTGAGATCCGCTGGTGGTGACGGCTTGGCAGTGTCCGTAGTTGCGGGCCGTGCCTGAATGGGTGGTCGTGGCGACGGCGTTGGTGCTCGGGTTCAGGCGCAGGATCGTCACGTTCGACGAGAATGCCGCCAGCACGGCCGGCGTGGCGTAGATGTAGCCGTCCCCAGCGAGCACCGCACCTGAGAACCCTGCGGTGAGTCCGGTGGCGATACGGGTCGCCGTGTTCGTCGTCGTCTCGTACCGGATAATGTCCCAGCCCGACCCGGCTGTGTATGGAAACCAAAAGATTGTGGTCCCGACAACGATCGGGTGACGCCACACTCTGTTCGCAGTGCCGGTGACAGTGCCGAGGTCAACCTTGCCAAGAACGACGAGAGCCACTTAGTCGTTCCCGTTGATGTCCTCGTCGCGGGCCTGGCCGGCGACGAGCAGGACGACCCTGCCGAGACGCAACGCGAACCGGCACAGCTTCAGGTCGCGTCGGAGGGCTCGTAGGTCGACGTTCTGGACGGCGGTGCGGTTGGCGACAGCGACGAGCGTGTCGATCTCCGTCTGGATGGCGGGGATGTCGGTGGTGCGCCAATCGTCGATCTGCGCGTACACCTGTTGGATGAGCGCGGCGAGCTTGGCGCGCTTGGCTGCTTGGCGGTCGACGGGCATCACTGACCTCCGAGAGTTGCCAACACCTGGGCGAGCAGCTCGTTGACTTCTTCCAACGTGGCTGCGGGGAGTTCGGCGGCGATGTCCTCGAGCGGGTCGGCGAACGTCTCGACGGGCGGCGCTTCGATGCCGGTGTCGGTGTCGGACACGACCTGGCCTGCGTTGAGGATGCGTTCCCAGATGGTCGTGTCACCGTCGGGGACGTAGCGGACCGCTGTCTCCTGGCCGTTGATGTCGATGTCGGTGGCGAGCACTCTCATGAGAACGTTCCTCTCAGCAGGATCAACAGGTCGCCCGCAGTGTTCGTTGCTGACGTGTCGGTGGCGGTCCATGCGGGGCCGGGCGTGGGCATGGTGCCCGGATAGGTGAGCGCGACACGCCGGTTGGTGATCATCTGCGACGAGCCGCCTGCGGCGACAGCGGTGCCGGAATGGTCGGAACCCCACGACACGCGGGCGATACCGGCACGGCATGAGATGTTGGCGTCCGAGACGATCCCGGCGATGTACCGGCCAGCGGTGAGCGTGGCTGACACGGTGATGTTCTTCGCTCCGGTTGTGGCGGTGGTCGTGGTGGCGTCGATGAGCGGCGCTCCCGTGGGTTGCCAGTTGATGTCCGCCGCCCACACACCGATGCGAGCGTTCGACCCCGCCTGCAAGGTGGTGACCTCAAACCAGATGCGGTCCACTGCCAGTGTTGTGCCGTCAGGGATGCGGAACGGCATGTACCGGATCGTGTTCGCCGTCAACGCGAACGCGTTCGCGAGCGCGTCGTACATGACACCCGGCAAGCTGTAGTTCTGGACGCTGTTCCACGTTGACGCACCCACCGGGGTCGCCGCTGCCACCCCGAGCAGCGTGCGAGTCTGCGCCGCTGTCAACTCCTCAGAGTCTCCCGAACCCGCGGTGATGCGACCGAGGATCGTGGACGTCGCCACGTTGGAGACCACGTCGACAGTGCCCGACACCGTCTGCCACGAACCGTCACCACGCAGGAAGTTGGACGACGACGGCGTGCCGGTGCCGAGCCGTGCGGTAGCGACGGTGCCGGTGGTGATCGCTGCGCCGTCGATCGAGTTCGGGATGTCGTTGGACCGTCCCGGCCCGAGGACCAGGATCTCCCCTGTCGAGCCGTGAACGCGCACGACACGACCGATGTTCTGCACCAGTTCCGACGTGCCGGTCGGTCGCGTCGGAGTGAGCTGACCGGCAGTCGTTGAGACGTAGGCGGGAGCGTTGATCGAGTAACCGGTGGTGCTGATGCCGCGCAACATGCCGGTCACGACGGCATGACCGGACGCCCCGGCAACGATGTCCGTCGCGGCGAGACCGATCGCTGGCATCTTCGTGGGGTCGTCGGCGTCGGCTAGGCCGACCTCGACGGCGCCGGAAGCGCCGACGCTGCCCGTCGCGACCAACGCTGCGCCCTTGGTGATCGTGCTGGCCGTGGTGTTCTTGATCGCCACGAACACCGGCACGTCGGCCACCCATGCCCCGGTCCCGTCGAGGAACGTGAAAGCGTCGGACGTGCCCGACCCGAGACGGGCAGTGGCGACGGTGCCCGCGGTGATCTGCGAACCGTCCAAGGCGAGTTCGTCGGCGCCGCCGTCCTGATGTGATGCGGCGTGGGCCGTTGGCGTGCGGGCGTCGGTGAAGCGACCGTCGTCGCCCGCAGCGACGGTGCCCGCCGTGGTGCCGACGTTCTTCGTGGCGGCGTCACCGAGCCCAAGGTTCGACCTTGCCGTCGCAGCGTTCGTCACGCCCGACAGGTCGTCGACTAGGCCGGCGGCTGTCCCAGCGGCGTCGAAATGAGTGGTCCCGACAGCGTCGACCCAGTTGGTGCCGTTGTAACGCAGGATGTCGCCCGACGCGGCAGCGGTGATGACAACATCATCCAAGCCGTTGAGTGTCGTTGCGCCGCCGCCACCGCCGCCACCGACGGTCTGGTAGCCGGCGACAAACGTGACGCCGCCGTCGGTGTCGGTGAACCTGACACCACCCGATGCTGTGAACGTAGCCATCAGACGCCCTTCGCTTCGACAATCAACGTGCCCTGACCCCGGTACACCGTCTCACCGTCAGCCATCGCGACTTTAATCGCCCACCAGTACGACCCGGCGGTCGGCAGGCCGGCGGACAGCAACGCCTTGACAGCGTTGCTGCCCGACACGCTCGGCTTCGACATCGTGAACGTCGCGGTCGCGGTGAGCGTCGAGTCCTCGGCGGTACGGATCGCCCCGGTCAACGTCGCGCCCGACACGTCGATCGCCGCGCCCGTCGACGCGTCAGTGACAAGCCACGTCTTGGAGATGGGGTCACCGAGCTTGACGAACCAGGGCACGTCCTCGGGGCCGGTGTCGTCGTAACGAACCGACATCAGACCGGCTCAACCCGGCTGCGGACAACGAGCCCGACGATCGCAGCGGCAGCAGCGTTGATGAGCGCGAGCTGTTCGGTGGTCACGTCGACACCGAAACCGATGGCGAGTGAGACGATCGCTGCGATCGCTGCGAGTACGAGGGCGGGTTCACGGTTGAAAATCATGTGCTTGTCCTTGTCGTGGGGAAACATGTAAGACGTCATGGGCGGATGGCGGAACGCCACTCGATGCCGGCGGGTGTGACGTAGGCGAGCGACTGTGCAGGCGGTTCCACCCTGAAGTTGTTTTCGGATGCGAACGAGTCGTAACCGATCAGCGCGCCTGAGCATGTCCAGCCGGGGCCGTTAATCGTCTGGTGGAAGTGGCCGAGCCACAGATGCGAGAACGGCCGACCCAGCGCCGCCTGCCGCTCAGACTTGCGGGCGACCATCCGCATAATCGGAGGGAACACCCCGCCGATCCCCTTGCCGCCAGACGTCTGATCGCCGTGCGTCAAGACGTGCCGCTGGTCGAACACCTGGAACTCGGCGTCGGACGCCTCGTCGATCTGCCAAGTGATTCGCTTATCGTCCGCCAACTGTCGGCGCACCAGGTGAGCGAGATGCCAGTCGAGGTTGTCGCGAGCCTTCAGGTGAGTGCGTTTCTTCAATGTCTGCCGCCCGTGGTTACCAACGACCACCACGACGTGCACCTTGCCGTAAGCGTCGGCTTGCAACTTGAACGCCGCAGCCGCCTGCTCACTCCAATACAGCAGCGTGCCGAGGGACGTGTCCTCCATGCCAACCATGTGCGCCGCGTCGATCGGGCCGGGCATCATGTCGCCACCCCACAACAGGACCAGCCCGCCGATGTCGGCAGACGGACCCGTGTCTGGCATCCCGGCCAGCTGCGTCGCCCACGACTTCGTGCGCTCGGTAGCGATCGTCCGGTTGTATTCGTTGACCCCGGCCACATCCTCGGGCCTTACGACGATGTCCCAATGGGTGTCGGTGAGCATCGCTACGACGATCGCTGCGGACGACTTGGTGCGCTTCGGCATCGTCCACTTCGGCGGCGACGGGTTGAGCCGATCGACACCCTCGAGCACGGCGAGCCGCTGTAGCGCCGCTTCGAGCCGGTCGTCCGAATCCTTGAGCTGTGACCGGAGCCGGTCACGGTCACGGCGGATCGACTGCGACCGTTCATCCGAAGCGAAGTCGTCAAGGTCGGTCATGCGGGTTCCTTGCCTGGTAGCCGAACGGCACACGCTCAGGCATGACCGTCACCGCAACATCACCACGAGCGTCGAGCAGGTAGCCGACGGGTTCGTCGGGGTCGTACTCCCACACTTCGGGGATGACCGGGTCGTCATGCTGGGGCCGTTCCCCGTCCTCATCCCACGGCACCGCGGGCAGCGACGGAATCCATCGGCCCATCAGGGCGTCCAGCCCTCACGCTTCCGCCAACCCGACACCATCTGCTGCGTCACCCGCTCATAGCCGAGCCCGTGCAGCCACTTCACAACCGTCGAGTGCCCGACCTTCGACTTGCGGATCTGTTCCTGGATGTCGTCGGGTAGACCGTCGATGAACGAGCCGTAACCCGTCCTCGGCGGATGAGCAGCAGCGAACTCGTCAAGCGACGACGGCTTACCCATAGACCACCTCGAGATCGGCGAGCGTGAACCTCAACGTGATGTTGAGGCGGGGGTCGTTCGGGAGGCGCAGGGCGTGGCCGGCGTCCTCCGATGTCTTGTCGACGTTGATGAACCCGTGCTGCTGGCCGGCCCAGAGGATCGCAGTGTCCTGGCGTGTCTTGGCTAGTGGTGCGAGACGTTCGACCGCTTTGGCGGTGAACCTGAGCCGGGTGCCGTTCGCCAATGGGTGCCCGACGATGTAACCGTCGGTGCCACGACTCGGCCAGATCGGTGTCCCGACCCCGTACCCTGCGGCGACGAACGGTAGGGCTCGTTTGACTCCGCCGGCTCCGGCGTTGAGTTCTTCGACGGTGGGGACCAATGCCCAGACGGGGATGCGTGACGCCGAGATGCTGCCCTCTTGGGTCCACGGCTTGTCGAGGTTGAACACCCGCACGTTGTTCGCTACCCACGGCGAACCGACCCACGGCCACAGCGGGCCGCACGCCGACAGCTCGTAGTAGAAGCGGCGCAGCGTGTCGATGATGAACACAGTGTGGTCGTTGTTGCTGCTCACCCACACCTTCTGTGGGAGGGGCACCTTGACGCTCGGGAACGGGTTACGGAGCGTGCCCTTGACCAGCCGCTCATGCACCGTCGTGTAGGTGGTGCCGGCGAGCTGCAACGGCGTGTTACCCGACACCCTGACTGGTATCACTTTGCCGTCACGCAGGACTTCCCAGTCGCGTAGGGCTTCGGTGCGGATCACATCGACCGGCGCCACCGACAGGTTGTCCAACCAGGGCGGCTTGTATTCATCGAAGAACGACAACGCGCCGATGTCGGGAACCTGCGGTACCGGATCGGTAGCCGACAGCGGGCGGGGCATGGTTACCCGGCCAGCCGGATGACCGACGGCGGATCGAACGGTGGCACCTCGGGTGGCACCGACGGTGGCACGATCGTGGTCGTCGTAGTGGCAGGCACCGTCGTCGGCACACTCGTCGACGGGTCAGGCTGCGACACCGACACCGGAGGACCAGTCGTCGACGTACACGTCGGCTGCTCGGGGTGCTTGTCGCACTTCCACGCACCAGCGTTGCCCATGCCAAACACCACAGCACCCAGCGCCGTCACAGCGACCAGAGTCAAGGCGGTCAAGGCGCGTCTCATCAGCCGAGCCCCATCTGATTCCAGCGGCGCACCGGCACCGACATCTCGAGCAGCGGCTGCCCCATCTTCTTGTAAGCGTCACGGATGACGCCGAGTTCGG